ATCCGATCTTTAGTCTTCTTCACTAGATAACCCACAGTTACAAACTTTAGGGGCATATCATTATTGTTGATTACTAACTCTTCGCACCACCCTGCGTGGGTCGTAATGTCTAGCCAGTGAACTTCGACAAGTTTCACTGCATCTCCTTACGGTCTGACATCCAGACTTCCGTCCGTTCGCCACCGCGTCTGACACCTCTCATCATCCGTGCGCCACCTTCCATGAACTCAATGAAATCATCGATCTCATCTTGCATACGCTGGTCACGGACACCTTGTGCTGCTTCATTTACATTTTGAGCCATAGATCGCTGGTAGTGAGCAACAGCCCCAGCAAGAGCATCCAATCGGTCGTCATGTTTTAACGCTCCTCTATCTCTAGTAATGTGTGTTAATTGATATAGAAGGGAGTATCGATGGTCGTCTAAGCGTGACTCTCGCCGCGCTAAGTCCTCATCAATCACCAATCTATGTGCGCTTATCACCGGTTCAAGCGTGTCTATTATACGCCCTTCCTTTTGACCTTTAGCCCATTCAGATTCTACAACTGTGCAACCGCCGGGCCACACGTTGCTCAGGATAGGTTGGAACGCTGTGATCCACATACCCTGTCCAAAGTTCGGTTCGACCTCAACAGTTTGCACATCGTATTTCTTAGCGTCCATCGCGATACGCAACATGGCTTCAGCCGGGTCAGCCGCAAAGCCCCCAACGTGTAGCAGATACATCATACCGTTTAGGACACCTACAATTGCCCACGCTGTCTCATCAGCCCCTCGACCTGACGGGTCAACAAACAGCACCTTAGACTCATAATTCTCCCACTCACTGTCCACAAATAGTGGGCGTAGGAAGTGGTCACCTGAAAAGCCTAAGTTTGGGATGTCTTTAATGTAGTTGTGTTTATCATTGTGCCGCCCCCACTGCACCGTGAGAGGGGCTTTAATTGGGTTGCACGACATGACAATCAGATCGTGCTGTCGTAATGGGTAACGCTCTGCATCTGAAAGGCTGGTGTCTAGCATATATTGCAATGCAAATGATGCGCGACCTTTAGCTTCAATCTTCATCAACTCATCGTTACCAAAGCGACTATCAATAATGTCGCCATACGACAACTCCCCGTCTTGGTATAACGATTGTATATACGGGGCGAGGATGTCTATCTCTTGACCGGTTTGGTTATCCGTCATCAGATAGTTTTTAATCTTATCGGCTTGTGGGTATCTGACAGGAATCGTAAAGCACCTGAAGCCCATCTCAGTGACCAACTTGTTATACACCGACTCTTCAGTCTGTGGTGTGCCTAGCAAGATGATGTCACCCTTACCGTGTTCTGTTTTCGTAATAGGAACGAAGTCAGACTGAATGATACGGACGATCCGTTGCCTCGCCTCTTCAGTCAAACTGTTGCGTTCCACTTCGATGTCATCGGCAATCAACAGCGTTGCACGACTACCTGTTATCTGACCAGTGATACCACGCGCAGCGACACTGTAAGACTGTGACAGAGAGCCGCCAGCCACATCGAACTGGTCGGCCATGTCACGCCTGTTCGCGCCGGACTCGCGCGGGCCTTCAAGAAGCCAACGCACAAGTTCCATCGACTCCAAGATACCTTTAGTCTGCGCCACAAACTCTTTAGATTTAGAGCCTGTCGCAGACACAACCAGTATCTTTTCGTCACGCGGGTTACGCATAAGTCTCCAAATAGCATAGGCGGACGTGATGTATGACTTTCCAAGCGAACGGAAACATCTAATAATGTCTTCGCGTGGCCCGTCTATTGTTAGCCCGTTGGCTAGTTCCGCGCTGTCCATGCCATGTTGGAGTCTATGCGCTATCTCGTATTGAGCATTAGTAGGCTCAGGCAAACCTAAGTGTTGCCATGCGAGATATAAAAAGTTTCGGAAGTCATTATATGCGCCCCACACTTCTTTCGGGAAGGTTGTAACCCAATGAGGCTTTCCGTGAATCATAAGGGGCTGTAGCATACTTTATCCTATTATCATTGCTGATTGGCGTCCTCGTGAATTGGCTTGGTAACGCCGTTTGTTAATGCGTAGGTAACCGTCAATAAACGCACCAACACCGTTCAATCTTCCAGCAACATCATCTTCTTCTTGACGCGGCAACATCGCCGCCTTTTCTGCATCAAGATTAGAAGATGGTGACCGTTTAATTGTCATAGTCTTTGCACCACTCGCGCCCTGCGCTTGCTGTTGCATATTATTGGTTGCCTTTTTAGCCGCCGCTTTCGCGGGTGACTCAATTGACATAGGGTCTACAACCCTGATAGCGGTGGGTTTACCACCAGTGCCGTCTCCTAATCCTGATCTAGCCATTAGTGCGCTCCTTCAAACGGCATGATGTTCTGATATTTCTTCAGACCGTCAGCAATCTTTTTAGCGGTTGGGAGATCATCAAGTTCTTCAGGTGGTGGAAACGCTTTCAAAAAGTTGACACACGCCGACACCATTGCCGGTGAGAGTTCGTCATCTGTGTCAACAATAGTTTCCAGCCGGTGAAGCAACTTGTCTCTGAGCTGCTTAGAATTTGACATTATTTATCTCCATTCATCCAACTAGTCGCGGCATCCCACACGTCACCAACACCCATTGTTTCGGTTCGTGCGGTATTACGCGGCTGTAAGTTAATTTGCGCGCCATAGCGTTCGCTGAAGTTTTTGTTGTTCCAAGCATACTGCATCAACGATGACCACTTTATACCAAAGGGCGCGTCTTGTTTTTTATCAGCCATAAGTTGCCTCTATTTTTTACGCGCAGTTTTTGCCGCGCGTTTGAATTGTGATGCTGTAGGCGCGCCTTTGGTGCCAGGTTTACGCATAGTTTCACCTGACCCATTAGCAATCCGCTTACGTTTCGCATTGATGTTTGAATATAGACCGGGTTTCTTTGCCATTACTTTGTAATCCCCTTGAGTTTTTCAAATGTGCGGAGGCCGGCCATGCCAAGCATCGCAAGAGTTAATTCGAACAACATATCAGTTTGGATGTTGGGCAAGTCTGCGCTCAGACCTTGCAGGGCAACAACCCACTGCGCCACCGGAAATCCGATGAACGCCCAAAATATTCCAAGACTACATGACCAGCCAATAGCCGGCCGCCAGCCACTTACCCACACATTTTTGTGTGCCGCCTCAATCTGGTTAGTCTTCATAATTTCCAAATTGAGTTTCGTGGCGTTGTCCACAAGGTTCTTTTCAATGTCTTGTAGAGCTTTTTGTTTTGCGTGTTCGTCAGGAATAATCCTGTCCAACACATTGCCGACAAGCGGCATTAAACTTGGGAGTAAAGCCCCTAGCATATTAGCCTCCGTTTTTTGCTTTCCATAAATAGAACGCACCGATCAACAGACCAATAGCCAGCAGCGCAACGACTGCGGCAACCGCAATCAGCCCACAAGTTTCAATAAGTTCTTGTCTCTGTTTGATACGCTCCGCCTGTTCACGCTGTCTGCGCTTACGGGCTTCTACTTGAAACCGAACCCAATCTCCGTGAAGACCAGGCCTTCCACAGTAGATCATGTATTGTTCAATTTCTGCTTGACGTTGTTTTACCGCTTCTAACGCCATGAACTCTTCAAGATCAGACGCATCTTTACCACTGGCTTTGTGAAATAAAGAGTTACGTTTTTTGTGTGTCTTATCTTGGAGTGCATCCTTCGCGTTGACGAAATCTGCGATTGCTTTACCCGCGCTAACTAACTCACCACCGTTCTGTATCGTCTTTCGGATGATCGCGAAGGCGGCGTTAGCGGCTGCGAGTTCCGCTAACATTGTCCTCTCCCTATGTCATTCTCGCGAATATAACTGCCGCGAGTGATATGATTGTTATAGTTGAACCCATTACCATTGCTTCAAGCCGCCAAAGTCGTTTATCCAACGACTCTAGGCGACTCTCCACATTACCGTAACGGATTGCACACTCACGTTCGTGAGCCTCAAGTTTCAATTCCGTTTCTGTCGTCATGTGCGACCTCACGGAATATCATTTTTGACTTGCTGTCGTTTAGCCTGAAGGGTTGCGATAGCGTCCGATGTAAGACCATCGGTTTCAACTAACTTCTCCCACAGTGCAACGACAAGTTCATCAATTGATGGGTAAGCCATACGGCGACCCATGACGCGCGTCTGCGCGGCAACGTCTGCTTTTATGGCCTCCCACTCTGCCTCTAACGCTTCGCGCGAGGGCTTTGGTTCATTAGGTTCGTGCCACACGATACTCTCGTATGTGATGTCACCAACGCCAAACATCTTGCCTCGACAGAGACTGTGTATGGCTAAGTCAAATCTAACTGGTTCAGTCATTACATTCTCCGTTAAGCAATAGCCGTTATAGTTAATTTAGGGATTCGAAACTGGTTACTACCTGTTGCGCTTGTGCCGTCCCACCATGTGTTGAAGTGCGCCTTAAACTGGTAACTACCACCGTAATCACGCGACATCCATTTCATAGTTTTAGGCGTTGTCCAACTGGTAAACGAACCTGTTGCAGGGTCGTCTGCACTTGCGGCGCAGTTAATGACCCAAGTAAAATTTTGGAGCATTTGACCATGACTAGAGGTTGAATACTGGTCGTTGACGTTCTGCCGTGATTGTGTGACTTCGACATTGTCGATAAAGAATTTATGGTGAGCGATACCACCATACGATTCATCTTCGAACAAAAATTCAAAATCATACTTTACACGGGAAGTTCCAACAGGGGGTGTGTAAGTAAACTCACTACCTGTAATTGTTTGGTAACTTGTAGACATATTTTGATATGTCGTTACTAACGGTAAAGTGTAAGTTCCTGAACGCACCGTGACCTGTGATCCATCACATTGACCCGTAATTGTTTCCAATATCTGACCCGGATAAATCACATTGCCATACACTAATCCTGTGCCTGACGAATCAACCATCAATACTTGGTCGGCAGTCCCAATAGGGAATCTTGCCAGCCCGTTAGCATCACGGACTAGCAGATCACCGTTAGTTGTCAAAATAGACGAAGGGTCGCCCCCTAGTGCCATGAGTTCCCAATTGGACGATCCAGTGACCGGCGCAATTGCGAGGGTATTCTCAACGATACAAACCCAACTAGAACCACCGTATTGCACAACGTCATCAACGTCATAGGTAACGGCGGGGTCATACGCCCCCTTCCAGTTGAATTTGATCTTACCCAAATCTATTGTCACTGCGGTCATAAGATCACCTCTTGAATATTCCAATGGCTAGTGCTGTAGCGTGAGTAGACTTGATTGTAATGATTCGGATGCCAGTTGATCCAAATCAAAGGAGTGCTGTTTAAGCCCTTGAACATCAGTTTATACTCATACAAACGCCCCGCCTGAATTTTAGTATCCAGCCAGTTAAAGTTTAACTCTTGCGGCTGATAAGCCCAAGTTGCGCCGTTGGTTGTGTAAGTGTATTGACCAAAGTCAACATCAGTTCTTGCACCGCCACCGCCAGCACCGTAGTTGCCATAAGTGGCAATAAGATCGTCAGGGCGTTCCCACGAACTCCAAGTGCTGCCATTGTCATCAGAGTAACGCCGCCATACTGCGCCGCCTTGATGGTATGAACCACTATCCCACCCGACACATACATTTATGTAATGCATTAGTGCCGTAGTCTGCCCTGTCTCACCTTTAGGTGTAATTTGCGGGCGGAAGGGATCACCGTTTAGCCACGATGGTGTGCCACCGTTTCCGTCAGGCCCGTTAAAACGGTAATACTGATTGATATCATAATACACATTATTAGACAGGCGACCGCCGCTGTTGGTGTAAGCAATGTCTTTAAGACGCACATACGTTTGCTGAATAACAGCCCCACGATTGCCCCAATAAATGGTTGCAGTCTGTGGGTGGCTCTGTGGTGTCAGCGTGACATCGTTAGTCGCACCGGTTACTGCGCGGTCGTAGAGATACACAACACTACCACCAACAGGCACAACATACGTTGTTGACGCGCCCGTTGTGCCAGGTGTGCCAGCATACGTTACACCGCTTGTGACATCGTGAGAGTAACTAACCGCTGGTGCAGTGAACGCTGTAGACGTTGTGCCACCGCTGTTATTAAAAGCCAGCCATTGCCCGCCGATCCCACCAGCCGTGCTGAAGTCAGTCTCAGCCGTGTATTGATAAGCCGGACGCCCATTGATCAACAACACCTCGTAGCCGTTAGGCAGTGTGTTCTGTGTAACAGTCGCAGTTACACTTGGGTCAACAGTCAGTGTGCCAGTAACATACACATACGGCCAATCTACGCCGGTATAGGTAGGCTGAAAGCCACTATCGTTGACATACGAATACAACGTGCGCTGAACCGAAGTAGCGTCACCACCATCTGTTGGGCCGCTTACTGCAC